CAACATAGCTGATCGCAAGACCGAACGCACCAGCAGTAATTGCAGGAGTCGTACCGCCAGTAAACGCCAAGCTCAATTGGACAATAGAGTCAGTCGGGCCAGTATTCAACAACATTGCCAACGGAGTCGCGCTCGAAGTAGCGACCAAAGGAGCCGTAGCCGAAGCGGTCGAACCAGAGTTCGCCATCGCGTAGGTTCCAATGCCGGGCAACGAAGCCGCAGTCAAGGTCGCCGTAGCAATCGTTTGAGCCGAAGCGTAGGTGGATCCGGGGGCACCGATTAACTGGACGTTAACCGCCAAGCTGGTTGGGCTACCGCTGAAGGTAGGAGCCGTGGTGATATTTAAATCGATGTTGTCAATGTATGAACCCGCTGGGATACAGATCGGATAGTTCACGCCGTTGACGGTGTAGTAGGGGATAAAAGTGCTGGGGAACGAAGCCGCAGCAATCCCGGTTAAAGTCGATTGTGGAATCGTAACAAATTGGAGCGCATCGCCCACGCCGGTGTTACGGTAGCTTTGCCCCGTTCCGGTAGCAGACAAAAAGCTCGCGCTCGGGGTAGCAGACGTGACCGCTACTGGATTGGTATTTTTTTGAGTGCCCGACAAAATCGGGCCTAAAAATGTTTGAATGCTCATTATCTACTCCTTTATGCACAAGTAGCCATACCATCTGTGCAACGTCCATCTAGGAATGGTTGGTACGGCTTTGACCCTAGTTAAATACTTTATACACAAGAAAAGGGGGGCTGTAAAGCCCTCTTACAAAATTTTATTCGATTTAATTAAATTCTCCTCCCTAGTGATGACCCGTAGGTTCCAAGGGACATGCAAGCCGCAGACTTCCTCCGACCGCAGAGGAATGATATGGTCGACTACATACTGCGTATTCGTGCTTTTACTAAGGGTAATAGCAATTTGATAAATCTGCCGTATTTCGGTTCGTTCCGCTCGGGTTAACCAGCCCGGAGTAGCTTGCCTATGCTTACGTCTACGAGCTTTTGCGTCAGCCCGTATTTTTACAAGGTTATTTTCTTTCCATGTATTACGGTAAATTCGTTTAATTTCGGCAGGGCGAATATTAGCCGCCTCAATAACTTTATCTTTATTTTTTAAGTACCATTCATGTTTCTTTTCCCGTACATGATGCTTACGGTTATAGTCAGCAAAATAGTCTTCTCGTTTAGCGGCAGATTCTTTCCAGTGCGTCTTTAAGCACTCAATACAAGCGCCTTTTGTTTTTCGCGGCGCAATATGCCCGTGTTTACAGGGTTCCCCTGTAAAATAATACTTAGCATTAGTTCGTCTAGCTTCTTCCCGCGTTCTTGGCAAAGTTGAAATGTCCATATACCCTCCTAAAAACTTAGTAACAGGTAATGTACACTAGTTCAACACAAAAGAAAAGGGGGATGAGTTTTACCCCATCCCCCTTCGTAAGTGCCTGATTTTAGGCTACGCCGAACGCGCCCAGTGGATCAGACCAGCCGAAGCTGTAACGCTCGCGGCTCTTGTACCGTACGTTGCCGGTATCGAAATCACCATCCATTGAGTTTTGCAACGGAGTACGCTCGAACATCTTCAGGCCGTTTGGCACGTCCGTCAGGATGTAATAGCCGTGGGTGTCAGTCAAGAAGTGGTTCACTTTGAACCCTTCCGAAATCGTTCCCATCGACTTCAGAGCGTTGATGTCGTTGTCCGAGGTACCAACACGCAGCTCAGTGTCAAGCAGACGCTTGGCAACGAACATTTGGTTTGGTGGGACAACAAGCTTGCGGGGTTTCGCAGCGATCAACAGACCACGCTCGTCCGTCCAGCCAGCAATCTGAATCGTCGCCGCTTCCAGCGAGGTTTCGTTGAGGTCAGGTGAGGTTGAGAACGTGTTGCTGTTCGTACCGCCAGAAACTAACGGGTGAGCAGTCGAAAACAAGGGCTGTCCGTCACCACCAACATACTGGGCATTGAACCCGTTATTGATGATAGCAGCAGCTTTGACTTGCTTCGTATACGCCATAGCGCGGGCCAAAGCCTTCGTATAACGCTTGGAAAGCGAGTCGTACAAGTTGTCTTCAATCGCTTCTTCAGTGATCGAAAAGCCCAACGCGATGGTCTCGTGGTTGTAACGAGCAGTCCATGCTTCTTGCGCGTTATCGTACGCAATCGCTTGACCTTCGTTTTTCACCGGAGCCGCGTTAAAGCCCGACAGCTTGGTCTCTTCTTCAAAAGAACGCTCTGAAGTTTCCACTTCAAATAATTCTTTATGCTCTTCGCCATAAGAGGCGTACTCCAGACCGAACAAAGCGTTCAAGCCGGGGAGTAATTCCTTCAATAGTTGTGCGCGTGAAATTGCCATGTTTATTTACTCCCTATTACACGCCATTCGCGTTCTGGTAGCTGTGATATCCAGCGTTCCAGCCAACGATGACTTCTGGATAACCAGTAAAGCTAAAGTTCACAGCCGAACCTTGAGCAGTTGACACTGCCTTGTTGATCGTGACCGTGGTTCCGTTTACAGTGGTTACATAAGTGTTGCTACCGACGGTGATGCCGGGGCCGTTGACAGCCATACCCGGAAGGATAGCGGAGTTCGCTGCCGACAAGGTAATGGTGGTGCTACTGGAAGTAGCCGACTGAGCAACCGTGACCGCCGTATCAGGAACAACCTGAACGATACGGAAAGGAGCAGAAGTCGTTAACGGAGTGATGCTAGAAGTGCTAGTAGCAGAGGCGCTAATAGCGACACCAGCAGTCGAGTCGCCAGTCGAAGTCGAGCCAGCGCCGGGGATGTAATAGGCGTTCGATCCAATGTACGCATTGTTTACGTATTGGATAGTCGTGCCTTGAGTTGCACCGCCAGAGAGGACTACGCAACGGAACAGAGCTTGTGGGTCATCAACCACGTAGCCTTGCGCGTCGGGAGCAGTCGTGCTCGCTTGCCAGAATTGATAACGGTTCTTGCCATAGATTGGGCCGCCGGTCGTGCTGTATTCGCAACCAACGAAAATACCAATCGTACCAGCAATAGCCGAACTATCGTTATAGCTAAAGCCAGAAGCAACTAAGTTACCAATGTTACCACCGGTACCAATCTGAACAACGTCACCGTTGAACAAGCTGGTGCTATAACCGTTGACAATCGGGAACATCCGGGTCGAACCAGAGTACACGCGACCGCCCAACAGGTTAACCGGTTTTAGCCCGTATGGGGCCGAAACAATCGGATATGCCATTGAAGTCTCCTAAAAAATTAAAAATTACTTCCCACGTCCAAAGGAGACCGTAGATTTCATTTCAGTGAACATATCCATGTTCGATCTACCATCTCTTTCCCGCAGGAAACTATTGTCTACACCATCCATCTGAGCTTTGTTCATATTGTCGTAGTAAGCACGACGCTGTTTCACTCGCTCTTCAGGCATCTTGCACAGGAGCAAACCACCAATCTCAACGCAATCTTTAAATCGACTGGTCGGATTGTCATCTGCTAAGTGCATAATCTCTGGAACATCAGAAGCCTTTACAGGTTCCCAACCTTCCCTAAACCTTGCAGATACGTTAGTAGGGTCATTAGCACCCATATAACTAATCCGAATATACTTGAACTTCCAGCCCGGTACGGGATTCGGCTCAGGCAGTAATTGTGGCGGTGCCCAGCTCTCTGTACGAGTAGCCGCGTTCCGATTTTCTAACTCACGATTTTGACGATTCTCAGCCATTTGTATTCTCCAATTTAAGTTTTTCACGGGCGTAAGCTTCAGGGGTTAATCCTAATCTTTTAGCGATTGCAGCTTCAGAAGCTGTGATACGGACTTGCCTAGAAGAACTTGTAGACCGTGTTGCCGGAGCAACTACAGTGCTGACTTTGCGGGCGGGCTTTTCTGGCTCCGACTCCGGGGTTTGCGTCTCCTCACCGAAATAATCGGGGAAGCGTTTTCTCATCGTCTCGTCGATTCGTCGGTAGTAATCGTCGCTTGTTGGGTCGACGCCTGACCGGAATAACTTTTCATGCACACCCAGCGCAAGCGCAGTCATTTCCTCGTCTGCGCCGAACCACGTGTTTTTGTCTCTCCACGCTACGGCTTTTTGGTCGTAGGCAGGTTGATTGGCACGCTGCGAATCTTGGGTCTGTGGTTGCTGTTGTACACTAAAATCTTGCTCTTGTACAGTGGGCCGGAAGTTTGATCGCTCTCGTAATAAAAGTTGAGCATTGTTAAGTTCCTTTTGGGCCTTAACTAACTTCTCAGGATCCCCCGCTTCGTATGCTCGTTTAAGGGCATCCTCGGCAGCTTGTACCTTGACGTTTGCGGCTTCTGTCGTCTCTTTAGCAAACACCTTTTCAGTAACGCCAACTCGCTGTTTTAGTCGAGTATTCTCGTTCTGATAGTGCTGTACTAAGCGTACGGCTTCTTCCCGCTCACGGGCAAACTTTTCTTTCTCGCGGCGCTCGTCGTGAGCTAATTTCCGCATCTGGGAAAGGCGTTGTTTTACCTTGTCTGAATACTCTTCAAGAGTATCTTTCTCCAGTTCCTCCTTAATTTTTGGCGGCAACGGAGCGCGGTTTCTATCTTCTGGGGGAGTATCGTCCTCGACTTCCACCTTGAAACTATCTTCAGTTTCGTTGTTAACTTCTTGATTTTCCGACATTTTTAGCCTCCTGCGCGTGAGATGCCACGCGGATCTTCGACAACGCCGTCAACGCTGTCATCGTTAATGATGCGCCATTCAGTCCCGTGGATTCGCACCCGCGTCCCTGCATAAGCTCTTGTGATAATAAAATCGCCTTCTTTACACCACGGCCCTGAAGGGAACCGCTTCTTGTCTTTATAGGCGTCCGGCCCGACCTTAGCTACGAACAACACAAGTGTTGTCTGTTCTTCGATGTTCACCGTCCTATCAGACTTTACAATGACACTGTCGCCAAACGTATCTTCGATCTTAGGAACCATACATAAGATATGGTATCCAGTCGGTTCAGGAAGCTGTTTTGCTTTCCTTTCCGCTTCACTCATTGTCTTATCGACATCTATATCAGCCATCATCTTCCTCCACTTTTTTTGCAAGGTCTAAAATTAGTTGCACCGCAAAGTCAAGTCCTTGAGTGACTCCGCGTAGTCTGCTGTACTCTTCTTGTGGAAGAGCCTGTCTAATCACTTCATCCTTAATAATCTCGCGCTGCTCTTTGAGTTTCTTGGTGAGATACTCAGCAGCGTCAGTCGTTTGCATTTACTATTCCTCCGGTTGTTGCGACTCCTGATCTGAGGCTTGCGCCTGTGCTTTACGGTTTTCATCCGCTTGCTCTTTCTGATGTTGCATCGTAGCTAAGTGTTTCAGAGCGTCCATGCCGACTTCTGACTTGCTGTGCTTCATTTCAGCTTTGTGCTTCGCAACATCTACGCCCAACTCAACTCCTCTATGGTGCTGCTCGGCTTTGTGCTTCGCAACATCGACACCGATCTTGGTGCCTTCGAGTTGATGTTTGACACGTATATCATGTTCTTTGAGTCGTAATTCGTCTGCCTTAGACGTTGCGTCTGTAACGTCCTTAACCGACTTGCGTTTTGCTTCAGCTTGTTTAAGCTGCGCTTCCAACTGGAATTGCTGTGCTCTGATTTGCATCTCAAGTTGTTTGACCTGAGATTCCACCTGTACTTGCTGTTGTTTGATCTGAAGCTCGGCTTGGGCCTGTTGGTTTTGCATTTGTAACTGCTGCTGTTTAAGCTGCAATTCTTGCTGCTGCATCTGAATGATGGGGTCTTGCATCTGCTGTTGAATCTGCTGCTGTTGTGCTTGAGCCTGATTAGTTTGCAGTAGTTGTTGCGCTGCCAAAGCCGCGAGTTGCGAGACTTTGGTTTCCTCTTCTGGCGGTAAATAGCCGGGGTCGTCCGACTGATCGAGCATTGACGTTCCAGCCGTAACCGATTGAGGGGGCGGGGGCAGCATAACGCCAAGTTGTTTCTGAATATCGTTTCGATATTTGTATGCGATGTGTTCCATCATGTGCGCGTTAAGCGCCGCAGTAATCTGCTGCGCCATCGGATTCTGACCCATTGTTTGAGCCAAAACTGGATCATGTAACATCGCCATGTGGACTTGTAAATGCGCCTCGTGATCTTGGTACATGAACGCCTTCACGGGCTTGTTGTTCATAAGCGCCATGTTCTCGGAGATCGGGTCAACCGGCTGCATATCATCCTTAGTCGGAATGATCTTGTCGGCGTTCTTGACTCCAAGAACTTCAATCATTTGCTTATGAAGGTACGGTAGATTATATATTTGAGGCGCAGCTTGAGCAAGCTGCATGACAGCCTGATACTGTATGACACGCTGCGCCATAGTCGACGCATTTGGATCGGATACAGGCAATACGTTAACCATATCGTAGTCAGAACGCTTGGCACCACGATCTCCAGTCTCAGGATCATAGTCGTAGTCCTCTGGGGTGTTATCACGGATGATTTCCGCAAGCAGTTGAAACTCTTGCTTCATCGTGTAGTGGATGCGGGCTTGTACCGCTGTGGAGACCTTCAACACCCGCTCTAAGATCGCTAACGTGGTTCCTACCGGCGCATTAGCCGACATATCCGACACATTAAGGTCAGCCGTAGCCGCGAATTGGCGACCGTCAGCGACAACCTTGTCCATCAACGCCATCAGAACCTGACTTGGTTCCTTGTATGGCAACATTAAGATATTGTCACGAATAGCGCCGCTTGGCAGGTCTACGTCTCGGAATTCCCCGGGTGCAATGGGTGTGTCGTCGCCTTTAACACGGAGTCCCTTAGCTTTAAGACCGCCGGGTAGATTTGACAAAGTACCTGCGTCGATAAGTTGTCGGAGTAAGGAGGTCGCAGTATGTGTATGACCCCCGACGAGGTGTATGAGACCAAAATTATAGAATCCAAACCCCGGTATGTAACCGTAATGTGTGAAATGCTGTCGTCGGAGTTTAAGTTTGTCGCCTTCTTTCCAGTTGCGTCTGATGGCGAGGATGTTTGAAGTTCCTCTTTCAATTGTGACGACGTAGGGAAGGGCAATTCCAGTTGGGTTTCCATGTTTATCGACATCTTCATAACCCTCTAAGTTTAGGTCGACGTGTATCTCAAGAAGTTGATAGCGGTCGTCTTTCGATGCAGACATGCCTTGTTCTTCGGCTTTCTGCTTTTCAACTTCGTCCATCACCAATACAGGATCGCCAAGGTCGATATCAAGGTAGAATCCGGCTACTTGTAGCTTACGCAATTCATTCTTGGTCTTACGCATACGATGCGTAACACGTTCGGCAGTGCTGATGTTAGTAGCACCATAAGGCACGATGATGTCTTCGGCTGGGATAAACGGTGCTTCAGGGAGACTAATTGCTGGGTTGAAATAAATCTTTTTAAATGCGTTACCGGATATGGCAGTTGCTAATAACAGTCTCTCGTGCTCGGGTCTGTAGTCACGCATCTTTTCCGTCAGCGTGTAGTTCATATCCGCTTCAACACGTTGAGCTGCTTTTAATGTCTCTGGAGTTTCTTTACCGACAATCTCGGTGCGTACCGGCCCTGCGGCTGGGAAGGTCTCCATAATGAGTTCGGCTTGGAACTTAACCGCTGACTCCATCAGCAACGGATGGAATACGCCAGACGCGCCCGCCCAAGGTTCGCTACGCTCTTCATACTTGAGGCCAAGTAATTTCAGCCCTTTAATATAAATGTCGAGCCAGTCTTTCCGGCTACGCATATCATCTTCAACATCTTCCAACAAGTCATATGCTAAACTCTTAAGCGTAGCTTCATCAATCACTTCCGCAAGGTTGGCATCGAAATCAGCCTCT